GATCTCATTGATCCCCCGTCAGTGAAAGGTAGCTGTGAGAAGCGTTTCTGTCATGCGCCCCCAGCGCCAGACATGGAAAAGGTTCGCCGATTCCATGCTTTTGTGCGTGAGTATGTCGAGAAGCGTTACACACCCATTGCTCCAGACCTTGATATGAGTTTCGAGACTTGGTTGACACGTACCAACTATCCTGAGTGGAGAAAGAAGGAGTTGCGCGAGGCCTATGACAGGTTTTTAACTGCCTGCGATGCCGATTTTGTGCGTAACACCAAACGAGCACAGTCCTTCATTAAGGACGAATCTTACCCCACTTGGAAATACCCCAGACCCATCAACTCTAGACTGGACGAGTTTAAATGCGCGACCGGTCCAGCTTTTAAAGCTGTTGAGCATGAGGTCTTCAAGGACCCTTCTTTCATTAAGAAGATTCCTAGATCAGAGTGGCCAGAGTATGTCGAACGCGTCATCAAGGAGCTGCAGTACATTTACTGTAGTGACTATTCCTCTTTTGAAGCCTTATTTGAGGCTCACATTATGGAAGTTGAGATGATTTTATACCGTTGGATGTTGCAGAACCACCCTGAATCGCTATTTTGGGTTGAACAGATAGCAGGTACCAATGAATGCAAATTCCGCTACCTTGATGTTATTGTCGAGTACACAAGACTTTCAGGAGACATGTGCACTTCACTCGGAAACGGGTTTTGTGCACACATGATCTCGAGATTTGTTGTACACGAACGATACGGACAGGAAGTTATGATTTTGCAGGAAGGAGATGACACGATATTTTGTAGTCCAGGACCTATTGAAGAGCGAGATTTTGAGGAGTTGGGATTAGAAATTAAGCTTGAGCAGGTCCCCATGCCTAGTGCCGGCCAGTTTTGTCAGCTGCTTTATGACCCAGACGAAATGATAGTAGTCCGGGATCCAATTAAGTATGTTGTATCTTTTGGTTGGTGCTCAGGTCACTACATATTGACTGACCGTTATGACCGGAATCTACTGATTTGCAAGGCATTGTCCTGCGTAAGTCAGTATCCCGGCCATCCAATTTTGCAACCCATGGCTTACTGGGTGTTAAGGTG